TAATAAGACTACAGCTTCATAAGCTTCTGTATAAAGAAAGCACACTAGAGTGAACCCTAGTGTGCAGACTTTATCTAGCTGCTTGGTACAACAAAAGCAACACCGCCATCGTTACGCAACTCACCAACACCATAAATGGTATCAGCAGTAAACAAGTCACCTAAGTATTCTTGTTTGTATTGCGTTTGTGTACGAACACCCACTTGCTCTGCAAATACCACAGCGTCTTTATGGAACATTGCTCCAACACGACCAGTAGTAGAAATAGCAGGACAGTTAGATGATACGAATACATCAACACCGTAGATCTGACCAATCTTACCAGTCTTAATCGCATCACCAGAACCAATGAATTGTTGCTCTGTGAAACGGTTAATACCAAGAAGATCGTTAGATGCAATAGGAGGTAGAACCAATGAACGTGAGTCCATAGGTACATCAGCATCATCTAGTTTCAGAAGCATAGCTCTGATACCAGCATCAGTAATGTCAGTAGCGTTAGAACTAGCTCCAGTATATAGAGTTGAGCCATCTCCACCAATTACAGCTTTTTCCCAAGCTGCTGCACCAGTACCACCTACAGTACCGCCTTGTAGACCTTCAAACAATGCGAATAGATCATCATCTACTTGAGTAGCTAGTGCATGACCAGCGTCATCAGTGTAGAACTTACGCATTGAAGCAAGAGCTTGAACTTCAGCAATATCTTCAATCAGTTTTGAATATTCGTAATGCTTGTTAATGTTGATCTGTAATGTACCAGCAGTGTCAGCAATCAATGTGACTTGTGATCCTGCTGCTTTTACAGATGCAGCCCCACGATTAGGCTTAGGGATATTAATGCTATCGCCTTTCTTACCTTTGTGAGACATTTTAGTAACTAAGTTAGCTACTACTAAGTTTGATTTGTACGCTCCAATAACTTCATCTGACCATAGTTCAGGGATGAAATTAGCTGAAGTTGTTATCGTACTATGATTAGTACCTAAAGCCATTTTACTTCTCCATTAATGTTATTTAACCCGACCTTCTGCATAAGCTTGCTGTATTTCATCAGCCAAACTTGCATAACGATTCGGATCTGTGATTTGTAGATTGATTAAATCAGATCTCCGATACATCTTTTTACCACCTACAGAGTCCCCAGATGATCTACCCTCGGTACTGGTTTGTCGAAGAGCCTTGGTACGCTTAGTCTTCTCTGCTTCTTTAACCTGTCTGGTATTATCTAGCAAACTTAATTGCTTCCAAGTACCAAACAGTTCATTAGCAGAGTTATAATCATAACCATCAGCTCTTTGGAACAGTTCCTTGCGTATCTCACTTGATTCCACCCATTCAATAAAGTTTGTATCGTTAACGATGTCTTTATAATCAGGGTATTGGGATTCCATCTTAGTAAACGCCACTTCCTTGGCTGCGGTTTCTCTGTCAACTTTAGCTTGAAGAATGTCTGGGTGATTATCTATAGCCGATTTAACAGCTAAAGCTGGATCATCATAGAAATCAACAGGTTCTTCTTGCGTTATGGGTGGCGTTACAGTCTCATCAACACTAGGTGCGGTAGATTCCCGATTGCTTAATAAAGATTCAATCAGTTTTCTATGTTCACCCAGTTCTTGCCCTCGTTTACCTAATGCTTTCTCTGCGTTTTGGTGCATTGAGATTACATCATCTATAGATTTACCAGCATACTTCTCAGGTACAGAAGATTCCTCCTGTATTGGCTGAGTTGGTGCTTCCACCTCTGTTACTGGTGCTTCCATTGGTTGTTCTGGGCTTGCGTTGTCTACGACTATACTCATTTTAGTTCTCCGTCCCTGATGGGATTATGGATTGTTTATAAATGGAGTCTTCATAATCACATTAATGTTGTGATGAAGATTGTTCCATGGTGAATTTAGCAACATCTTCCATGGTTAATACCACGCGTAGTGCTGCTAACTGTCCTTTGGCGAACCAAAGGTTTTCTATGCTTTGAATCCGATCTACGTCTAGAGCTTCTTCATAAGCATCTTGCAGTTCTTCCATAAGATCTTTCCAGCCATCGCTTTCGCACATATCTAGTCGATCTTTGAAGAATTGTTCATCAGTTTTCATGTTTATATATTATTATAAATAGAAAGATTAGTTTCAACATCCTTAGCTCTGGCATTTGCATTGTTTAATGCAGTCTCGGAGTGTAAATGCTCTACCTCTGGCTCATTTCTAGCTGTCTCACTTACTTTGTAGCGAGTATCTGCAATGGTTTTCTGTAACTGAGTCATCTCTTTCTGGAATTTCAGCATACGTTCTTCCATTGAGAACTCATCAGGTATCTGAGTTTGTGCATCAGCTTGCCATTTAACAGCTTTAGCTTGTTCTTCTTGAGCTTCAGCCAATGTTTTCTGTATATTAGCTTCAGCTTGTTGCATCTGTAATTGCATATGAACTTGTTGCATCTGTTGTGCTTCAGGATTGGGTTGAGATCCTTCCATCAATGCTTTGACGATCTGATCTCGGTTATGTATAGAGGAGTTCTGGAACAATGCCAAGAGAATGACATTAAATGCAGGAGAGTCTTTAGGTATAGATTGTAACATCTGTACCATCTGAGTCATCTCAATCTCTTTAGCCATGATTCCCATGGTTGAGTAAGGTATGAACTTGTAATCATTCACAGGGTATCTCTCAACATCGAACTGTATCTTTCTCCACATTGCTTTATTAATCAAAGGGATCAAGAAGGTGTTCTGAAAGTTCATTAAGGTACGTTTCTGTCTCTTAATACTGGCAGATTGGGTCATAGACATACCCGAAGCAGTACGATCAGCTCCAGCAGTAACATCCGTAGAACCAGTACCCATCTGAATCATGTTCTGAAGCAAGCCAATTTGATTAAACGTATTAGGATCAGTACGTCCCATGTCTAGTGGCATGATTGAATCTCTAGGAGAACCATTAGTTAGGATAGTTCGTCCAGCTCGTACCTCAAACTTGATACCTCTAGGTAGTCTGGTTGCATCAGCAGCCATCATAGGTGTCGTAGTCAGTGCCAACGAGTCTATTCTAGCTCTCATCTCAGCATCTAATGCCTTCTGGGAGTTGAAACCTTTCTCACAAACACCCCGACCCCAGAACTTAGAAGGTACAAGGTCATGTTGATAACTAATGAATGGTCTATCAACCATCATAAAGGCATTTTCTTCTGCCCGAAGTATATAAGTATCATTAACAATGGTAACTACAGCTTCAACAAGCTCTTCTTTCTTGGAGTATTCAAAGTCATCTTTATCGACCTTGCTCCGTAAGAACCGTTTAGGTACTTTGCCCCAGTATTCAGTTAACTTTACGTTGTCTGATTCATCTGCTTGCTTGATTTCTTCCTTGAAGCCAAAGCTCTTGGTGTCATAGTCCCCATCTAATGGTACATCTTTATAGATTCCAGACTTAATACCCTCTAGAACGATATATCTAGGCTTGATTACCTCATGTGCAACACCCAATGCCTCATTAATAGACAATGCAGAAGGATCAATCAAGAACTCCTTGGGTGATATAGCCAATAGCTTCACATCTAAGGTAGGTTGTTCCCGAAGAGAGCGTGTAGACGTACCAGCAAGTGTGTTATCCACAGGTTGTTCATAAGGTACTCTTTCTATGTTCTGTTCTACAACAAGCTTACCAATGCCAGTCCCATATATAGCAGAATTAAGGAATACCTCACATATAGCATCCTTAACACCAGTCTTCTCAAGGTCTTCTTGCAGTAAGTTACGGACATACTCAGCATCTTGTTTGTCTTGATCTAATAAATCATCTTGTAGATCAAACCATTTGCCACGACCAAAGGTAGCTTCTTCTAATTCAGCAACAGAGGACTCTACAGCCTGTTGTAATGCAGGAGAGATCAATCTAGACTTCTCAGAATCTCTTGTTTTGTCTTGTTCTACCCAAATACCACGCCACAGCCGATAGTATTCATCCCATTTAGAGATATAGTTCATATCTCGGTGGGTTCTCCATTGCTCTAGGCGGTGTGTTAACCAACTAGCTAGGGCAGGGTGAGATGTTTCCTTGGATTCAAACATATTTAATATCCTGATATTTCATCATAAGGTTGCCAGTCATCCTCTAGTTCAATAGAGTGTGCAAAGTCAGCAATAGATACCTGATCTATGTAACTTAGGGCATCTAATAGGTCATCATGTGCAAGGTGATTGGGAAAGTCGATCATTTGAGACTTGAATACCTTCCATTCACGATCTCTATTAAAGGTAATCTGCCCATGCTCCATACGACCCTGCAAAGACCATGTTATTCTTTCTGTTTTCTTCTTACCACCATGTCTTAATTCATCAATATGAATGAATTGGTTGGTAGATCTCATCTCATCTTGGAGATAAGGCATGATTGCGTTCTTTAAAGACCCAGTTTCAATACCCACGGTTGTTGCTTCAACAGCTATAGCTGCCTTCAGTATCTTAGCTGCGGTTTCTTTGATTGCCCATCTGCCATGCAGTATGTCTTTGACCCACCATTGATCTTCAGATACCTTAACAACAGCAATAGAAGTCTCATCAAGCTTAGATCCCTTGAGTCCACGTTCCTTTTCAACAGCTTCAAACCCAGCAGGGTCTACAGCAACGACATAATGCCCATCCGTAGGTTCTTCTCCAGTAGAAAACCATTCATCTTTGAAGATACCACCTGTGAATGATTCAAATGAAGCTTCAAACTCTTGTCTAAAAGCCATAGTAGACATAGAGTTCCTAGCAGCTTCTATTTCTTCTGCTGGGATATAAGGATTATCAGTAGAGTTATAGCTAAAGTATTGCCACTCAGGATCTTCCTTGGCATTTATGAATAAATCATAGAAATGGTTCTTTCCAGCAGGAGTCCCAATGAATAAAGCACCACCTTTTACATCAGCCAAGGTAGGTCTTATGATTTGTTCCCATACCACAGGCTTCATACTGGCATATTCGTCTAATACGACATAAGCAAGACCCACACCACGCAAGGTATCAGGTCTATCTGAGCCTTTTAGGAAGATCTTACGTCCATTGATTAATGTCATCTGAGCTGTATTCTCATAGGTAGATTCTATGATTCCAGATGTTCCAGCTAACTCTTTCAACGTATGCCACATTATATCTTTAGCTTGTTGAAAGGTTGGTCCGACATAAAAGACATCTTTAGAGTCAGACTGTAATGCCTTTATAAGGAGCAACCAAGCAGCTAAACGTGACTTACCAAACCTACGACCAGCAGAGACAATCTTAAATCTAGCTGGATCATTAAAGATAGCTAGTTGTGCAGGATGAAGGTCTATGTTTAGTTCCATCTACTTGATTCCTCTACATCTCTTTCTTTATGGTAGACACAACAACATCTTCATCAACAAACCGTACATCTTCACCTTTACCTGAAGGTAGAATCTCTGGTAAAGAACCACCATTAACATTAATGACAATCTTAGGAGCTTCATCAAGGTTATCTTTCATAGACACATTAGCATACTTAGTTGTTGGGATGATTCTATCTAGACACATCTTTAAACAGTTAACATCTCCTTTTAAAGCTTTATCTATGATTACTTCAACTATGGCTTGGGAGTTTTCACCTAA